GGATAATTGGCTTTGGATTGCTTCGATAATTGGAGCAAGAGCTGGGTTGTTGAGTGCAGGATTTGCTTTATAGAGTTCTGATTGTGCAGTCTGATTTCTAAGTAAATCAGGAACTTTAGAACTAAACTTAGAAGAAGCATTTTCAACTGCTGTATCGACAAGTTTCTTAGCAGCAACCATTGATTGACCATAAGTTGCTTGAGCTGTACGATTAAGCAACTTAACCAGGGCTTGCATTGCCTCTTTTCCCCCTCCTTCAATCTTTGCTACTTCTGCTTGATCAAGGATCTTAGTAAAGTCCACTTTACCTGCAGCTTCAAACATCTTCTCAGGAGTTAATGTTTCCTCTTGAGGTGTTTCTTCTGTATTAGTTTTAGGAGTTTGCCAGAGGTTCTTATACTCGTCAATAGGGGACGTAGGTTTAATATCTTGTTTGGGAACTACTCCATTCGCGTCAGTTTGTGGAGTTTGTTGAGTAATATCATTAGGATTTTGAGGTTGCTGCGTTTGCAAAGCAGCTTGATCAACAGGCTTTGCACCAAAAATAGATGTCATCCAGCTCATGATTAACTCCGAATTTCAGTTTGTTGAGTGATAAGAGAATAAGAATCAAGAATATACTGAAGAGCAAGAATGGAACCTTGTAATTCTGCCTCTCGCTGCTTGTTTCCTTTACTAAAAGTTAATTTTACCTTTTCATGCGCATACTCCGAAATTAAGTTTTGAATGAATTGACGTTGGGTGGAAGAGAAATTACATCCCATCTCTAACTCTTCTTGGGAAAGAGTCCAGGATATAAATAGAGAGGAAGAATTAATGGTTGCCATGTTGATTTAGTACCTTGAAATCGTGAATTGTCTCGAATACATCCCCGCCTGGTGGAGTCTAACGAAGTCATTCCCAATTAGTCAAGTGCACGATATCCGCTTTGGCGGATCTCTCTTCGACACTTGACAAACCGGGCCCCTTTCGTGAGAACCCCCATGCCGGTGATGCATAGTCGCCAATTCCCTATAACTAAACTTGCTCATTAGTAGTTGTAGTCTGACTTTCTGCAGGATTTAACAATTTAGGATCCCAACCAAATTGTTGTGGATTCGGCTGCGGCGTATTAAATGGAACTCCTCTCTGAATTGCTAGTTGGGCCATAGTTTGCCAAGAATTAACAGCATTCTCGTACATAACCTGAGGCCCCGATTTTTCGAAAGGTGAAAGGTCTACATTCTCAAGTTTCAGAATATAGCTAAATAGAGGAGCTACGTTATATCCTTGATTAAGAGTCGGAGAAGTTCCGATAACCTGCATTGCAACCTTCCTAGACTCGGTGGACATGACCTTCTCTTTAGGAGTCAGACCATCAGTTACCTTGAAAGCAATAGATGCCTTACGAAGAGCTACAGGATCAACCTTAACTTTCTTTTGTTGATGGACTGAGTAGATTTCTGTACCTCCTTGGTACTGCATATAATTCAATTTAAGAATTTCTTTCAGTGGAGTAAACACTTGAGCTTCCAACATCTGAGCAGACAATTGGTCCGCAGATGTTGCATTACTCATAGTACTTTCCCACTGTCCGTCTGTTTTATTTCCTTTAACAAACTGTCCTTGGCGCGCCTGATTCTGGTTATTCAAAGAATTTGACATCTGAACAACAGCTTGAACTTCCTGCATTCCGGAGCCAGCTTGATCTTCTCTGAAGGGAATTTGATAGACTGATTCGGAAACTGGTTTACCATAAGCACTTGGACGAACAGGAATTTTAGCTGTCGGAGAAGGATTGTTAATATGCTTCTCACTTACTCTAGAAGGATCATAAATCATTCTATCAGTCACAGACCTTCTTCTTCCAGCCATTACTCCATTCATAATTGCTGAAGCAACTTGCTGGAAAGGAACAGAATTAGAAGCAAGAGATTTAGTCTGATAACCTAGACCATCTTCCAAAGGCTGACCAAATAGAACAGGAATCTTATCATGAGCATTGGTCATTCTTTCCATTGAAACAACTACAGAATGATTTACAATTAATAGCTTCCAAATCTGAGGAACATCTGGATTAGCTACTTCTAGTCCGAATTCAGAGGGAATAATTCTACAGTATTCTTTGGAGAGTTCATAAACTCCTTTGTAATTTACAGCCCCTTTAACATTAGCAGCTTCCAAACCCACCCAGGCATCCCAATTATCCTGGTCAATCAAGGAATAATCTACAAGAACATCTGGATTAAGTGATGGAACACAGAAACCTAAGGTATCGGATCCAGAAACTGGGATATTCAACATTGTTGGAGATTCAAAGGCTTGAGTAAGTCTGTCTTCGAATACAGAATCAAGAGAACTCAAGAACGTTTTTAGTCCAACTCTAGTTTTAATTTTGGTTGTTCCTACGAAATCCCCTTCTGTGGATACTTTGTCCAATTGAACTCTAGTATCCCAGTAGGTATTGTACATATCCCAGCGCTGGATGCAATTACCTTGCCAGATTATGTTGACTACTTTACCTTTTAATCCATCATCCGAAGATACATCAGTCTCTAATACCGGAGTAACTGCTTTGTCCCAATCAACCTCGATAGCTGAGAGATTATATTTGAAACCATCGTAGAAGAATAGAATGAATTCTCGGACCCAACCTCCTCGAATTGAGTTCTCTTCTAAGAGAGCTTGGAATTGTGCTGCAATATCCTGATTCATTGGATCTGCAGAGAGTTCAAATATTGGATATTGGGATAGGAATACTGCAGCTTGATAGGCTACAGCGGCTTGAATTTGTGGCTTAATGACAGGAATAGTGACATTCTGAATCTTATCAGCATCTCCTAACCTATTAGAGATTTTTGCTCTCCATTGCTCAGTAGTCATATCCTGTTCGCGAAGATATGCAAGATCAATGAGGCGCATAGCTGCTCTAAGAGACCATTGCTGATTCATTAGGTCATAATGTCTGCGGTGATAACGGATCAGGAGATCATGGGAAGTATCAGAGAGAATCATGATTTATTCCAAGTAATTAGAGGGAGTTTTACCTTTTTGCAGAAGATCAAGTATTAGATTTTCTACTTGTTTCTGATCTTTCTGCTGTGAATGCTGAGTAAATCTAGCCTCTTGTTCCCCCGCAAGCTTTCTGTATTGTTTGTAATAAATCTTCCGAAGATTTTCTTGTAAATCTATAATAGGTCCTTCATCATCTGTACCTTTAACTTCTTGTCTCTTCTTTTCCAAAGCCTTCTCAACTTTACTCCTAGTGAACTGACTAGAATTTCCTCCAGGTTTCCAACCTTCTTTTCCTTGAATTGCATGTTGGATCTCATGAAGTAAGGTATCTAAGGTCTGATCACCATACCTAGCAGTATTTAGACCAATATTTTGAATCTTACCTGCTTTAGTATTAATTTCTCCGATATTAGCAGAAGAGGAACTCAAGGCACGTACTGGAATATCTTTCAATTCAGGATAATATTCATATAATTCTGGATGATTAAGGAGCTTTCCAAGAGTTGTAGTTCTTTCTTTATTATTTTCTAGGTCTCCTATCCAATTATCAAGCAATGCTGAAGCATTTTTATCCCCTCTCTTCGAGGCATCTATATAATCTTTCATCTTCACATCAGTAATGGATTCAAGGGTATCTTTATCAATACTAGCTTTCACATCACTAATAACGCCTTTAACAGTCATTTGTCCGGATCTATTCTTCTCAGCATATCCTTTAGCTAGATTATAAATAATTTCCGGACTAGTCCTACCATCAGCTGTTAGCTTTTTAATTGATTCTTCAACATACTTCTGTCTGTCTTCTGTTCTATTCATCTTCTTTCCCATCTTTATGAAGGGAAGGATCATTGCTTTTTCTAGTCCAGGAACAGATACCATAGTTCCAGCGGTTTCAGCAATTGATTCATCTTCTACAGTAGCTCCTACAAGTTCTCTGAACCAAGCAGAACTACCTTTTGATGGAGGACTAGTAGAATTCTTTGATAGGATGTTAGAAACTGAATCAAGAATATCTACAGGAAGACCTAGAAGATCTGATGTGTTTCCTTTAACTACACCAAAAGAGAATTGTTTAATAAACGGAGCAACATCTACTCCATTAACTCTCTGATGAGAATATTCTTCATCTTTTGTAGGCATAGCTATTCCTTAGAATGAGCAAGTATCTTCCGCTCCGCGGAGGGGTATTGCATTGTTTTCTTGAGCTTGGATAGTAATTGTAGAACTGATATATTCACCATATTGCTCAATTACTTTGTTTGGATAGGTAAGTAAATCAAGAATATTATCCACATTTCTAACTTTCAGAGGATTGAAGGTTACAATTTCATTGTCTACAACAGCTCGAACATCTTGATGAAGATATAGATCTGGTTCTGGTTTTGCTATTAATCCCCTGAACATTTGAAGAATTCTAGAATTCTTCGATCTCTGTCCAGAGTAAACATCTACACAAGTAATACCACTAATTCCTAACTGTGCGGTTATAAAATCGAACCAATACAGGAAAGAATATTGATATGCATTTGATTCAACAGCAACTAATGCGCAACTCTTTTCTAGGCACAGAAGAATAGCTTTTCTAACGCATTCTCCGGGAGACATCTTTTCAGATATAACCTTCTTACATAGAGGTTTAGAATCAAAGATTTCGAAATAACCCAAAGCTACATTATCTGAAGTAGCCTTGTCATTCGAGGGATCAATGATGATGAAGTTACCTTGATGAATAAGATCGTCTGTGTAGGGATTCGGATGAATAGCATTAAGGTTAATGACTCGATTAACTGAAGCATTTTCATCATTAAGAACCTCTGCGAAGAATATTTCTGGGTGGCCAGAATTCAAATCATTTTGGTATTCTTGGAGAAGCTGCTTAATTGGTTGAAGTTCTTCCCAGAGAGATGAACCATCTTTGAGAATACCTCCAACAATAAATTTAGTCCAACCGGAATTGTATTTAATCTTTCTAAGAAAAGACCACTTGGTGGGATACATATTAGCAATGAAAATAAACAAACACCCGTGAGGTGACTTTGCTTTCATTGCTGTACCATACATCCAAGTTTCTAAGTTTGTGGATACAACTTCAGAATCAGCATCTTCTCTAGTTTGGATATCATCAAAAATGATTACATCAGGACGCTCATTTTCTAATGTAATACCTCGAATATCAGAACCAGAACCAGCTCCCATTAGAATGATATTCCTACCTCTAAATCCAAACCTTTTTAGATCCTGTCTATCAGTTTCAACACCTAACTTCCAATCACCAAATAGTTTCAATACATTATTCTCTGAAACCATAGTCATAATATCAGTGATGATATTGACAGCTTTTTGTTGTGTACCGCAGATTACAAGAATAAATTGTTTCTTAGTAAAGAGGATTGCGTAAATAACAAAAAGTTTCACCAACATTGTTTTGGCAAAACCTCTAGGAAGTCCAATAGCTATTTGGGTGAAATCTCTAGATTTGTTAGCTGCTTGGATAAGAGCAGTGAAGATCTGTTTATAGATACTAGGGAAACAGTATTTGAAAACAGTGGGCATCACTAGACCAGCTAGGAAGTCTAGTGAATTCTGAACTAAAGCTTTTACCTCATCCGTCTTGACACTGACTTCTTTTATAGGATCTTGAATAGGTTCACCACCCACATCAAATCCATAAGAAGCTAGGTCATGTATATCAGCCATTGGATTTCTTCTTGGAAATTAGGGAATAAGAAACTCTACTATTAAGCATTCTATGTACTTTCAGTAGATGATCCAACGCCCGCTCTTTCTCTAGCCGAACTAATTCTGCTTTCTGAACTGCTAATTCTATTTTCGAGTACACTAACATGCTTATTCTCTAATAAATCATTCATAGACCCAGACTGGATGGTAACTAAATCCTGTTCTCCAATCTTAACAACTTGGTTATGCACATTCATTGTAAATTGTTGTACTAACATTGTAGGAAGGACCAGTGAAATAACTTCCTGTTGATTAACAATAGCAGCAGGATTGGACATGCCTTTGCGCTTAATCCCATTAATCTCTCTCAGTGCTTTCAGCACTTCCAGCGGTTTGTACATTAATGGAAGACACTTCTCAAATCTATCAATCAAAGTGTCTTCCATTAAATCATACTTCTCATCTCTCTCTGAATGTTTGGATAGAGACTTAAATCTTCTTTCAGCTACCTGCTCAGCAAAGCCAGAATCACTCATTAACTGAGAAATTCTCGAAGCAGAGACCCCGACTGAGGAAGCGACTACTTCGGCCGAGAATCCATCGCCTAGAAGTTTAAGTGCTCTTTCTTCAGTAGAAGTAGTCATAATTTAATTAGGTACTTTGAATCCAAAGTAGTCATGCTGTTAGGTGGATTATTAAATTCTAGAGAAGGTTATGGAGATACAAATTCTAAGTGTTAGAAAAAAATCTAGGGAAGGAATTATTCATTCTAGAATGAGAAGATAAGATAGTCAATGAGGGATAAAAGATAGGTAAAAAGTTTAGGAAAATTAGGGAGGGTCTTTAGGATAGGGACTCACATAAATATTAAAAAAGGTCTCACCCCTCCCCTTTTGAATGAGAATGATTCTCATTTAGATTAATTTATGTGTATGCCTAGGTTGATGTATGTGTATAACCTGTGGATAAGTAGGGGATGAACGGTAGTTTTTAGCTGATGAACGGTAGGATTGATGATGTCGGATAGGCTAGACTGGAGTCTGTAGTTTGGTTGATTAGAAAGAAGTTAAATATAAGTATCTAGGGATCTAGGAATAACTAACCTGTAGAACGATGTGAATCTATGGGATATATAAGATATTGTTACATTAGGCACTCACTCACCTATCACTTGATTAACTTGAGTGTCTCCCATCCAATCAACGAGTGTCTAAACCTAGCCCTTGTGTCTAAACCTAGCAATATAGGAATTTGAAATGAATAACTTCACAGGTTGTGAAATAGGCCCATTCTCTGAATGGTTTAGTTTTTGGCTTAATCTGTATGGATCTAAATTCATGTATAGG